CACGAATACGTCCTCGCGCCGGCCTGCGCTTGACTCAATTTCTGCGGACCACAGGTAGCATCTAGTGGGTGGTCGCTGATACCCCCTCTTGTACCCCCAATACCCCCAGCCGACAATAAGCAAGACTGACCACCAGTGCCCCCATGAAGCGGCTAATTCCCGGTGTTTATCGTGATTTTTTAACCTACACTAACCCCCACTAATCGCCCAAAGAGTGCCCCGGGCAGGAATCGAAACTTAATGTAGAAAGCCATCAATAGCGGCATTTTGTCAGCCTCCGGGTGATGGCTACCCCGACACCTACCCCACGGAGCATATATGATTCCGATTCTCGGAATCAAAATTTGGTGGCACCAGCCAATGGACTATTGGGTTATTTGGTAGCGGGGGCACGCTTCATCCGTTTCTGACTGGTGATCGCGGTGCGCTGAAAACGAATGCACCGCCTTGCCCCGGAAATCCAAATACCCGAGGCGTTACTGGGCCCGTCAGATGAATTATGAGATTGCCCACCCCACCGGGCTTGTCCCACCCCGGGAGAACAATGTTGACTCCCGAATTCGTGATCACAATTGCACCCTCTTGAGACTCCCAAACTCCCAGCACCTTTATGGCGCCGGGCGCTATGACTTGGGCATCCAGAATCGTAAGCCGCCCGTCTGCGGCGAAATTTGGATCTGCGGCCCGCATCGCTGCGAGCGTAGTTGGCGAAATAAAGAGGTCCGATGTGGGCGCAGTTACCAGAACGCGACCCACTCGGCGTTCGAAAGTCACGAGTTCGTGCTTAAGAACGCGCACCCTGTTATCGGTAACCTTCAAAACGAGGTTGCCGCGTAGGTCCTCAATCCGCAGGTTGACCAACAGCATGTCGTCGTCTTCAACGCGGAAACCCATGCGATTCGAATTCGCAAGCTCAAACGCGATTAACTCCGTGCTGTTCGTCACGAGTGCAACAGACCCACAGATAACTTGAACCCTTGACGCGGGTTCGGGCGTTAGCTGGTCATTATGAAACGCCCGTTTCGGGCGGCTCAACTTCTTCCATTCGTAAAGAGTTTCGTCCGAAATGCCAAGTCGCCCGTGATGTATCTCGTCGTGGCAGGTCGGGCATACTGCAATCATATCCTTCGGATCGTGGGTGCCATAGACATGCCATTCCATGATGTGATGGATCTCCGGCCGCCCGTTTACACAGCCAGGGTTCGCGCACTTGCCTCCGGCTTCGACGAGTAATCGGCGCCGGATACCTTTCTTGATTGCTGGACGGTGGTCAGCCATGGTCAAGTTTCCCACGCCATCTCAAGCATCACAACGGCCGTCCGCAAAGAGGCGCTCCATGAACTCCGCGTGCACCGCCAGAGCTAGCAGTTGCGCGTCAGTAGGCGCCACATTAGCGGCGCGCCAAGGCCAGGCACTCGGCCTCGGTCATCGTCAGGCCGTCCCACGAGCAGCCGGCCCCCGATGACTTAGAACCCGAAGCCGTCTTCGAAATATTGCCGGGGCACCCGCACCCAGTTCGGTTGAGGTCAGCTAGAGTGCGACCAATCGGCCTCAAGCCGCGCCACGAGTTCGGCGTGCAGTGCCAGCGGTAACAGTTGCTCGTCGGTGGGCGCGACGCCTGCGCGAGCCAGCGCCGTGCATTGTTCCGCGGTCATCGTCAGCCCGTCGCCGCACTCGCTCAGAATTTCGGCATAGAACGCCGCGTTCCATTCAACCTGCGTTTCGATTTCATCCGAAGGAATTTTCGGCCAGTTGGCGCGGATATGTTCCATGCGTTCACGAAGTGTCATCGAGGTCCCCTTTTTGTTGGAGCCGCGAAGCTACCGCGCCACTTAGCGGCTGTCACCATGGCCGAGCGCAGCAAATGCCGCCATTTTCCTGAGGAAAAACGTAAATTGGTTTACGGCTTCGTAAAGCCGGAACAGGCAATTGGGGAGGATCGATCTAGCGGCCGTCATGTTTGCAAGATCAGCGCTTTACGATTTCGCAAATTCGCCGCAGCGGTTTTTTGTGAATTTTAGGTAACAGCGCGGAAAAGCATCACGCCTGCCGCCACGAGCAGCACGAAGGCAATGAACACACTGGCCGTATTCGAGCGCTGAGGCTCGCTATGCGGCTTTTGTAGGTGGGTGTAACTCAAACCCGTTCCAGGCAGTCCGACCGTCTCCCGCACGCCAGCGTGGCCGACAGTGACATGCGCACCGCGAATGCCGATGGTGATGGACGGGCGCCGCGCCAGGTTTATACGAATGCCCGGTAGTAGCTTAATTGAACGGCGAAAGCGAAAGCCCATGCCGCGAGTCTACGCGCCTTCATCGGCGCCGCGGGGGAAATGGCTGCCGCGACACGTCGATGCGGCCATTGGGTTCGAGCCGACCAAACGCACGACACTCGACACAGTACGCCCTCGGGGTGTCGCCGATGAATTCCCGGTGCAGCATCTGCGAGAGGTTGCGGCACGGCCTTAGCTCGAATTGCAGCGCCAGCAATGGGCGGTGGATCACGCCCAGCGGCTAAGTTCCAGCATAGCTTCTCTACTTGACATTCCAAGACTTGAAACGGAGTTCGCAACATGGGTTCCATTCAGATTGGTGGTTTGGTAATTCTTCTCATCGCAGCCGGTATAGTTACCCCAGCGAAGGCTGACAACACAGTCGTTGTTGTCGTCCCGCCTGACTACAGCTATCTGCACAACGCAGGCAAAGCGGCGACGGAGAATGCCGGGCAACAGCTTGGCGCGATTTTGGGCAGTGCATTGCGGGGAAAGCAATTAGTACGGGCTGTGCTCAGCGTCAGGTGCGAGCATTTCACCCAGATTGCCAAAGTCTACTCTGACGGTACGGTAGATATCTCGGCTATTGATATCCTTGTTGACCGAGATCAGCTAGCCGTGGTGGAGGCGGCTACCCACGGAGCATTGCAAGTTATCGAGCAAGGGTGCTAGACCCTCAAGGGTCTCTCTACCTGCACCTCGTGCGGTGTCTTGTTATTTTTTCTCTTAGTCTTCCTGCGCTTGCCGGCAAGTAATCGCGCCGTCGCTAGATTTGCGAGGTTTGCAATCGTCATGCCGTCCAAGGCTGCGCGACGTGCCGCCTTGGCCTCATCTCGGGACTGTCCCGCCGCGAACAAGCAGATTGGGTTCAGAATTGATTCGCCTGGCCGATTCCAATGGTGCCGGCAATGGTCGCAAAAAATGCAATGGCCGCCGCATCTGCCGGCTGTAGCTTGTGATAATGCCCTTGAATCTGAGCCGCCGTGAGCGCGACAGTGGCGCCTTGAATCACAACGTACGGCGGCCCAGTCAGTAGTCCAGCGGAATTCAGATTTGGAACGAGGTACCCGTTTGTAACCGGGGGATTTTGTCCCATTTGCGCGACGCCGCCCGCGACTGTGCAATTCGGGTCGTTTGCATTCGGGGCGCCCAGTTGAACGGAAAATCCATTTCGGACGATGCAGTTATAGGTTGTCGACATAAAGTAATCTCCTAAAAATTTGAAGAGTCGCCGCGTGTGAGCAGGGTTGCTCAGAGCGACCGAATATGCGCGCGCGCCTCGGCGGCATTCATCCCGCTGATAAGCAGGCTCTCGAAGAGCTTGTCCCCCTCCGGTCGAGATTCCCGCAAGGCGTATTTAGCCGAGAGACCAAATGTCGCGGTGTCCAATTGCCGTGCATACGCCGTTCCCTCGCGCCAGGCTTGACGAGCTGCACGAACCTCCGCCAGTTCGTGCTCGAAATCCAGGTCGCTCATATCACGCGTCAAATTATAGATTTGGTTGTTCATGAGGGTTCCTAAGTGCATCCGGTCAGGACGGAAAATGACTGCGGGTGCCTTATGATGAGATTGCAAGAAAGCAGCGCTCTAAATTGAACGTCGCCGCCAGGGAAGTTCCCACTATAAGGGTTCACTTCGATTTCAATTGGTGAGGCATCGCCCCAGGACAAAATTATAATTTGTGAAAAATCGCCAAAAATCGCGGTCCCGGCAGGCACGTTATTCGTTGATAGCGCTCGGTGATTATTTATGGTTCCGGAAACGACGTTGCCATCTAGGATGTAACTGGGGTATCCGCTAGCTTTTTGGCGTTGTGAAAGTAGACCGGCAATCGTCGGCGTAGTTACCCAGCCACAGGTTTGGCGATTGACGAGCGCATTCGCCGCGGCGGGGACCTGGACCGCCGATACGCTGGTGGCGTAGCTGAACGCTGCACCCGACACCGCATTCGTGCCGGCGATGTTAGTCAGTCCGGTTGGCTGCCCGCTCGATCCCGATCCCTGTATGGCCGCCGTGTCGATGGCCGTCGCAAGAACATTGCCTACGTCGTTTGCAATGACTTCGCCGAACAGCTCGCCGCCTTGAATCTCCATTTTTTGACTGTAAGTTCCGAATCCGCCGATCTGTGCGGGTGCAACAGTGAGTTGCGAGGCATCGAATGTGGCTTCGCTCTCTGTAATCGCGCCTGACGTGACCGGACTCGTTCCCGCTGTCGTTAACCAATACGCGCTACTCGTCGTATCTTGGCGCGGTACAACTACATCGCCTTTCTGTCCACCAACCGACTGTGCACCGAGGCTGAGGACGACGCTGCGCGGCCTGAGAGCATCGATAAACAAATCAGGGCGAAGGGTATTTTCCGTCAACTCGGCTCCGCTGCCAACAACAGTGGTCTGATAGGGTTGCAATGCTCGGCCAGCCATGTGCCGAAGAAATGCGGCGCCAGGCATGAGCACGGCGTGCGCGGAGTTCGTTGTGTAACCGCGCGCTCGATATTCGTCGTCAAGAAAAGCGGCTGTGCCGCCCCCCTTCGTATCCTTTCGACCTGATCGAGCGTACCGAAACGCGTCGGCTATGAAGCCGTTGGCGAACGTGTCGTTAGGTCTTTTCAGCCCTGACCCTTCCAAAAGATTTCGATATTTATCGTTCACTGCGATTCTCCATTGCTTGCACGAAGGTTGCCGGGTGAGATATCAACCGACTGATGATCGGTCGAGTGTTGCCGTAAGCTTGAATGGCCTCAGCGTCCACGGGTTCGAACTTACCGAGGTCACCGACGCTTCCATGGACTCGCAGCTCGTCCGCCGTCATGTGGATAACATCGCCCCCTTGTGCGCGAGGCTTCACCCCCGATTTCGGCCCACGCGTTTCGAATTCAATCGAAGCGTCAGCCGAGTCGAACATCTTGAAACCAGGTCGTAAACGAAATTGCATTTGAACCTGCCTATGTGTTGAGAGAGAGATTTGCCCGTGAGCCGATTGCAGACAGGCTTTGCGCCGCTGCTTTCGGATTCGAGGGATTGCCGCTGGACATGTCACAGCCGATGGCGATCACGCTCGCCTTGTCTGCGATCCAAGCCTTCCGGGAGGAGCCGCGCCGAAGCGCTGTCGGAATGTTGGATAGCTGATCTTGGTGATGTTCGGGAGATATCAGCGAAGCCCGTCTCGCGTCAATGAAGCGCGAGCCCTGAGAGAACTGAAAAGTCTACGATCGCTTTTTGCGAGGCGTCGATCGAGCGCGTTTCACAGGCTTCGCTCGATCAGCGGCGGCGAAAATGGCTTCGATTTCGGCGTCGAGGTACTTAAGAAGGGTTTCAAATACGGGATTCTTGAACACGTGGGTCTTCCTTTGGGCAACAGGTGCCCGGTGCCGGTTGGCATGAGTTTCACGAGGGGGATGTCGGTATTTTATCAGATCAGCCTTTAATCGCCCTTCGAGCGGGCAATTTAGAATTTTCACCGTAGGGCCGCAGATGTTCGGGCAATCCGATCTTCCCCCCATCGACAAAGGGAAGTCCGAACGCGTGACGCAGGATGGTCGAATTTTGATACAACAGCGCGACGGCGTTTGCGGAGAGCGCGACCTTATGAGGTCCATCCTGGCACGCGACGAAGCGGATGGTGTTCGCCGCCATTCGACACTCAATGTCGCGAATCATGTCGTGCACCCGACCGATGGTGACGACGCTCGTCTTGTCGGCCGCCAGCCAGGCGCGCACCGCGTCGGGATCGATCAAGGCCGCGCCCGCACGGCCACGTTTTCCCCGGCGAACTGTAGGCGCGCCGCGTTTGATTAGGCCACGTAGCTGCTTTGGTGAGATTCCGAGAGCCGAGGCGGCTTCGATCAGGGGGAGCGGTGCGACGGTGATCTTCATGTTTTGTTGTTCCTGTGGGATGAATGCATGACGGCTACCAATTTGTTACCCAGCCGCCCTTGCGGCGCGGCGGCCCGATGCCGGGGCGCGTGTTGGCAAAGGGAACCGGCGATCTTGGCGGCATCGCAGCGCTGTGCGTGCTGGCCGGCGCAGTGACGGTTTGAGCCTTTGCGCCCTTGATCGAATGGACTCCGAGCAGGTGTCCCGCCGCGGCGTTGAGCACTTCACAGTCAAGAAAATGATTCGCTTTTCGGTTTCTAATCCATATGACTTGGCCCGACTTCTTGACGACGCGCGACTCCGCGAGAATTTGCTCGAGATAGTCGGCACCAACGTCGGCGGCCAAATGCCATGCGCCCGGCTGATCGATCGGCCAGGCAATGCGGCCGAATAGCCACGATTTGAAGTAGTGCGTATCAACGTGCGCGAGCTGCACGCCATGCCGTGATGTCTTTCCGCGCGAGTCGACTTCGAGCTTTGAAATGTTGACCGGTTTGGCCAGACCGGCGTGACCCTTACTAGCCTGCACCCGGCCGGGAAAACGCCGCGCGAACGCATATGCTCGATCTGGCCGGAATCCGGAGTCCACCAGCATCAGGCGCATTTTGAGGGCGCCGTAGTCCGCTGACACCAGCTCGGCGAGCTGTTCCCACACTTCCGCCTGATCGGTATCGCCCCATATCTCGCCGTGATGGACCAGCCATGATGTCGCCTTCGGTCCCCATGCCCGAACGGCGTACACCAATTTATCGCCCTGCAAATCAACGCCGGCCGTAATCACGCGGGCTTCGACTGGCACTTCATCCTGAACGTAGGCGCCCTTCAAACCCTCCAACGCGGTCACAGTAGGCCGTTCACCTTCCAGGACGAACAGCTCGCCGAACGTCGTGTTCTTTACGGCCTGGCAGCGTCCTGGTTCGCCGGATCGCACGGCCTCGATCCATTGCTTCGCCGCTTCGCCCCATGTTCGCCAGGGTGACGCAAGTCCCGATATGTGGAAGCTTGCGCAATCGCTGTCAGCGTCGCCCGTGATTTCATACCGGCCGCCAGCATTCATCTTCGCCCGGTGCTTGTCCTCGATCAGCGAGCCGCAATGAGGGCATGCGAGGCGTGCGGACCGCTTTGCTTGTTGAGGGGTTGCTTTCGGGTCCCACTGAAGAAGTGCGAACTCGGGCGCGAAGTACGTCAGGCAATCGGGACAAGCCCAAGTCCACCGCGACATCGTGCCGCCGCTGTACAGGTCCCAGATCGGGCTTGCGCCCTCAAGGGTAGGCGTGGACACGACAACAACCTTGCCATCGGCATACGTGGCTGTACGGGCTTCCGCCAGCGCAACCGGGTCGCCTTCGCCGTCAACGTCGCCGGCCATGCGGTCGCGTTCATCGATCAGCACTGTATGCGCTGGGTGCGATGACAGTTCGATCGCGGAACCCGCCCAGCCGAAGCCCAAACGCTGACCGGCGATGAACTTCTCGGTTATCTTCAGTTTCGACCGCGATGTGTCGAGCTTGTCGAGCAGCGCGGGCGTCGAGCGAATCATCGGCATAAGCCTGGAGGTTGATACGGACTCTGCGAGCCGTTGCGATGCCGATATGAACAGGATCGGCGCTGGATCAATATCCATCCGATAGCCGATGAGGTTCAGCAAAAGTTCGGTTTTGGACATTTGCGCCCCGGCGACCAGGACAACGCGCTTGTACTTTGGGTCAATGGCTGCATCCATCACGGCGCGCATGTACGGGGTGCGGCTCGTGCGCCACGGGCCGGGCTCGGCGGACCCCCGCGGCAATATTCGGTTTTCGTCGGCCCATTCACTCACCGTCGTCGCCCTCGGTGGCCGTAGCAGACTGGCGCCCGCCGCTATCGTCTGCGAAAGCTTCAAGTTCCGCCGCGGCGGCCGCTCGGATGCGTCGTGTTTCATCAAAAACCACCTTTTTGCAAATTGCGGGATCGGACTCGGCTGCGACTTGGTTGGCGATGCGGCCGGCGAGGCCGTCGAGCTGGGAGCCGACCAGAGTCATCGCCATATCGAAGGCCGCACGGACTTCGGCGGCGGGGATCAGGTCGCGTGCCTTGTGCGAAACGCGCTGTTCGATCTCCCGACGTTGAGCGATGGTGCGGCGAAGATTCTCCGCAGCCTGGTCGCCGTCTGTTTCAGCGTCCTGGCGGTAATACCGGATCAATGCGTGGACCACGTTGCGAAGGTCGTAGGCGTTGCGCCCTGCCTTGGCGATTGTGCGGCCCCGTGCGAGGCGTTGAATCTGGCGCGGCGTGAGCCCCGACAGTTCGGCGAGTACCGCCGTGGTGACACTGGGAAGGTCTTGGAAACGACATAACGACATGGTTTTGAAATCCTCATAATTTTTGAAAGGGAGCGGCGCAGTTACCCCCATTTGGTCGGGCGTCAGAGGGACCCGCAATATCACCCGGGGGCCATCCTTTCAGCGCTCGGCTCACCCCGGCCCACGATTCAGACGCACGCGCCAGCGGCGCGGCGCTCGCTATCGCAGTAGTGCATCGGTGTACGGGTCGCTCGCATCGTCGCTGTCAGTGCTTCTGCGGTTGTCGTCGCTGTACTGCCAGCCGGTCTGTAGCGGCTTACACGTGAAGGGTTCGTCATGTTGGTGGATGGGCGGCTGCCAAGGTCCGCAGCCGATCGTTGGACCGAGTGTTCGGGAACGCGCAACCTTAGCGGCGTTCTCCCGGCGCAGCGCTTGCCACCTGTTCGGCACGGGCTCGAAGTGGTGCGGCTTGTCCGGCTCGGTTCGAGCGAACACGTCCAGTGCCGTCAGCCGATACGGCGATCCGTCGTGCAGTGATTGAACTGCGGGCAGTGCCGTGCTGGTCGTCTGGTCGCGGTTCCTGGTCAGGCGGTCGATCATCTGATCCAGGTCGTCGGGCGGTGGAATGATGATTTGCGGCTCAAGGCTCATGCGGGCTTCCTTTGGCGTGAGGCTGATCCCGTTTCGTTACGCCGATCCTCGAATGACAGGTCCGAGTAAGTCTGTGTCGCCTTGCGGTAGGCGAGTTTCGCCATGCCGATGCGGCCGATTTGGCGAAAGCGGATTTTCTGCACGTGAATCTCGACCGGGCTTTGGTCGTTGGTGAAGTCTCGCCACACCACGATTCCGCAGTCGGCCTTGTTCCGCCAATTCGCCGATCCACTGATGTCATACAGCGTCGGGACTGGGTACTTGCCGTCCTCTCGATGCATTTTCTGCGGATGAGCGACGACCCAGACGTGAACCCCGTGACGGCGCGCGAACTGCCGCACGCGCTTGAGCACCTGGCCGATGTAGACCGTCTCCGTGATGCCGTTCGGCAATTGATGCTCAAGTTCATTCCACGGATCGATGACCAGCCCGCGTATCCCCTGACGCAACACCAATGTTTTCGCGCGATCCAGTACGGTGTCGATCGTCCATTCCGTATCGTCGTCGGGCAGAATCCACGACATGTGCTCGGCGAGCCATTTCACGCCGACCCCCAGTGTTTCCTCGTCCATGCGAGTTGATCGCCCGTCCGCGAATGGCATTCCAGCGTACTTCTCGATCATCCGCGCCATGTGATCCTCAATCGGCTGATTCTCGGGGCTGAACAGCGCGAAGTTCCAACCGAAGTTCCCCGCGAGATTCACGATCAGGGCATCCAGCCAATTCGACTTGCCGCTGTTCGGCATTCCAGTGATGACGGTGAGTTCGCCCGGCCGCACCGTGTAAAACCGATCCACTTCAGCCCATCCGGTCTCGGCGCCCATCTCCCAGCCGTTGCGGTAGAGGTTCAGGATTTTTTCCGATAAATCGATTGCCGTGAACACGCCCTCAATCGGTAGCGGCACGGCTGCGCGGATGCATTCGGCTAGTACGTCGGGACCGTGCGCAGTCAGCACGTCGTTGGCGTCCTTGCATCCCGCCGGCCAGGTCACGCGCTTGCACTTCTCGCGCCCCAGGCGCCGCGATAGCTCGTCCTCCAGCCGTTTGCCGGGGCCGTCGTTATCGACCGCCAGGACCCATTCCTTGACGCCCTCAAGGGTCTCCGCGTCAGCGTCCAGAAACGTGAACTTGCCCGCGTAGTTTTTTGTGTTCTCGGCCGGCGCCCCATCGGGGACCGACACGCAAGATACGAACCCCGCAACCTCGACCGAGAGTTTGTCAATCTCGCCCTCGACCACGATGCAGGACGCCGGGTTGATGTCACTCAGGCCGTACAGCACCCGCTCCGCGCCGGTCTCCATGCGGAAGTTTTTGTCCTTATCGCGATATTTCGCGTTGATAAATTCATCGCCGCGGAAGTACGGGAAGACGATCGCCGACACCTGATCCTCAACCTGGGGCATGTACACCGACGCCGTGCCAACCCGGTTACGTTCGAGCACTGATCGCGGAATGCCGCGCCGGGCAAACCACTCGATGACGCCGGGCTCGCGCTTCTCCGCGACGGGCGCCGGCCGCCGATGTGATGGGCGATTCCAAGCGGGTTTGTCGTTGCGCGAGCCCTCCAGTAAGCCACCGGACCAACCACAATGCGCGCAACAGAAAACGCCCTTTTCCACGTTTACCGACAAGCATCTGGCGTGCTTCTTTTTGCGCTGCGGGCTGCATTGCGGACACGTCGTGTCGATTTCCCCGGACGCGCCGCCAGGAATGGTTATGCCGAAGTCGGCCCAGGTTTTCAGCATACGACCCCTCGCTCTTGCGTCGCCTTGATAAACCAGGTTTTTGGATCGGCCGGCGATTTCACGGTCATGGCCGCCAGAACCTCGGCAACTCGCGGTTCACCAACCCGCTTGCACGCCTTCCCGATGATCGACCGACCATCGGAACCGAGCAGGGATACGCCCAGGTCCCAAAGTTGCTTGCGCGGGTCAAACGGCGGCGCTTCGCCCGAAGATGCTTCATCTTCGGAATTCTTACTGGGTATGGGAGTGGGGGTTACCCCTTTGGTTACAACCAAATCCATGGGGTCGTTATGACCACCGTTATGACCACCGTTACCCCAGCGTTTAGCCGCCGATGCACGACCGCCGGACCGCTGCTTCTCAATGAATACTCGATAGTCAGCCAATTCCAGGTCGGCGCGGTCATTGGTCAGCCCTGCCGGCGTCTCCACCCAATATTGAGCAATGATTGAGTCAATTGCGTCCCTGTCTGCCTTGGATTCGGCACGCAGCAGCCGATACAGAATCTTCCCGGTCGGCAGCGGCTTTTCCGTGGCGTAGTACGTCTGTAGCATCAGCAGGTACGCGCCATGCTCTGCGATCGAGAGATGCGCCGTTTTCTTCGCGTAGTCGCCGATGTGGTGCTTATAGAAGTTCATTTTTGGGCCTCGCGCCGTAACGGACATGCTGAAATGCGCGAGCTGCGGCCAGATGATGGCCGATGCCGCGGTCCCACCAGAAGCATCCGAAGCAAAGATGGTGGTGTGGCTTTCGCTGCTTGAACGTAGAGCCGCATCCCTCGCACGTGGCAATCGATATTGGCCGGCGAAAGAGAAGCACCGGCCCGATCAAGAGGCACCACCTGCTAGGCGCCGCTGAAACGCGTGGCCTTCGGGCTTCCATTCCCAATCTGGGGGCGCATCATCTTCGGATAATGGTTGAATTCGCGCTCTGAGTTGAAGGGCTAGTGTCCCAGCAAGGGTCTCCGCGAATTCATAGTGGGCGTGCTCGGCAAACAGATTCCGCGCCTCGATGGCTTGAGCTTCGTCGGAGGGGTTGACGACTTTGATAAGATTATCCATGTGTAACCTTTTTGCCGCGTACGCCCTGCCAGGCTGCGCGGCATTTTTAATTTAAGGGGGATGGTTGACTGCGTTACCGTCGCTCCGTGACCCGGCGCCGACCGCGGGGTGCGTTCATGGCGCTCAGCCGCTCGGCAATGGTGAGCCGGTCCTCAAGGTCCAGACCACATAACGCCCGCCTTAGGCGATGCACGGCGGCGCTGTTGCGATTGAGCGCCGCGATGGTGAGTAGTGCTTCGCTTGGCGGCAGCTTCAGCTTTGTGCTATTTCGAGACATAGGTACTCCGTTGCAGCGCTGGAGCGCCACGTTTAGTGGAAAGAATCTCTAGGGGCCGGAATGAGTTTCGTGCCCCCCTATACATATGTCGTTTGGGCGATTTTTGACCCCATTTGAAGGCAAAAAAAGCCCCTGAAACGCTATGTTTTAAGGTGTTTTAGGTGTGTCACGACTTTTGCCACGCAAAATCGGCCATTTCGATGCT